AAAAAAAAAGGTCGAGGGAGAAGACTCCATCGACTATTTACTAACACAAAGTATCCGGATGCAATTTTTGATATGCACAAGAAAGTTTGATCAGAATATAAGAATTCTCCTCTCTTGCACATTGTGTTTTCATTTCTTTTTCTTCTTCAGACATATCGCTTGTACTAATTTCTTCAATATAAGCGACATTCTGATTGAATTGTTTTGCTAACGAATCAATACGATCTTTCAATATAACAACGATATCTCTAGTTTCACCATTACCGATACACTTCATATAACCTCCAAAAATATACCAAAAATAGAATTATATTAAATTTCAATTCTATATATCAATAATATCATAGATATTATTTCTAATTGAAATTTTTTACTTTTTAGGTACCGATGTTATATAAAGTATCTCTCGTAACGACTTTGTTCCGTTTTGGTTTATCTACATTTATCTGCATAAGATGATTATACACGCTAATCATTGTCCAGAAGTATTTATCCGAACGATTCTTAATAGAAGCAATACGATAAAGAGCTTCCATAATCTTATAGTAGGTCTGAGAAATCTCAACAAAAGCATTCTTGACAATGCCGATATCTTCAGGATCGAATTTAGTAATATACGAAACACATAGATCTGCGAATCTACCAATTTCTTCCTTTATCATTTCATTGACATTTTCCCCATTAGCAATCTCAACGTTTACAGTACTGATAAGCCCTTTTGATACAATAATATTAAGCCCAACAAGGTTATCATCACCACGTTCATCATGAATCTTTTGGATACAATCTCTGAAGAAGGATATCATAAGTTCATCAATCAAGTTGATCTTATAAAGATCAACGTTGATAGATGGTTCGATAGATTGCTCAGACATGAATTTAGATTCTCTATTCACTTCATCAAGATGCTCAATGATAGCATTGGTATTGCTAAACAATGGTACACATCTTAGTCTGTCATAGATAGAAGCTTTCTTGTAGCTATTGAAATCGATATATCTCACCAGTAATCCTTTAACGTAATTCATACACACCCTCCAAAATTATTATTTCGTACCAGCTCTCATAGCAAGTTCTTCTTTTGTATAAGAGCTTCTTCCCAAACGTGCTAAAGTGTTCACGTTGATCAATGTATCTCTCTGCATAGATACAGCGGAGTTAAAGTATCCATCATTCCTGGAAATATACATAGAGTTTCTTGGATTAAACTTAGACCACGCATATTTAATGAATGCCTTATTGACAGGCAATAAGATGTTGAGAACGTCACCATCAAAGTCTGCAGCAAGTAGTGGTAGTGGTTGTAATGGAACTCCCATTGTATAAGTATCTGTGAAAGCTACACAATACATAGCCAAAATACCGCCATGAGAAATAGTCGGATTTCGATTGATAATAATTGGAATACCTCTCATCCCTTCACTCTTATATTGGTCTATAATAGATTGGATGATTCCTTTTATTCTATCATTTGGCTTTCTGGAATCGATAGCCATTCTCCATTCTCTGTGAGCATCTGCAGGTTGCATATTATACAATCTAGACAGAATATTCTTAATACGCTGCTCTAACAAAATACACAATCCAATCACTGGAAGTGTTACTTCATCAATTCTCAAGTCAGAGTTTTGAACGATAACGTTTCTTGATGAGAAAGTATATCTTCCACCAAGCAAGCAACGGAAATCTCCCTTCTTACCAGAAAGAATTTTCTCAAGCTCTTCATACAATAACATGAATGTCGACTGTAATCTGTACAAGTGTTTGTTCTTAATAGATGCAGACCGATTCATTCTCGTATTGTTCTTGTTGATAGCAGTGATAGAAGCGGCGATTTCGTTATAATACTTATTCGTCTCTTCATAGGTCATTTTTCCACCATCAATATTTACCGGTCTTAATAGCGTTGTAAAGATCGGTAAAGAATGTGTAAAGATGATATCTCTATGAGCATAGATATCATCATAATACTTTCCTTTAGAAGACCTAGAAGTGGTATAATAATACTTCATGATTTCATCAAATCTTTCCACGAATTCAATCATACCAATTCCAAAGAATGGTTCTTCTTTAATTTGCTTCGGAGTCTTGAGAGCTTTAGCTTTCTCAGGGGCATCAGCACTGTTAAGCATATTCTCAAGCTTCGTTCTCTTGGTGTTCTTTACCATAGCACCTTTACCAAAGAAACTATCAAGTTTCTTATAGAATGCTGGATGGATGTATTGATGTTGCTCTAAAACTCCCCAACCAAAGTAACTGAAGTTGTCGTCCACAAACTTACATACGGTGTTACAATGTGGGCATTTGATACCAGCGTGAATACGTCCTTTTAACTTGCCACATTCACACTTGTATCTATCCATATAAGGATTTACATCCTTCAAAGTTTGTCCAAACCTTGGAGAATAAATTCCATCATAATCGATAAGATCTTTCTTAATATTCTTAGACGGTCCGATGACAAAACCATTTCCAGAAGCAATGTCCATCTCACGTTCTTTATCAAAATCGATATAATCGATATATGTCTCATACTCATAATCATCACTATGAGGATAAGACTTAGTTTCAAGTATCTCCGGATCTTCAACATTGATTGCATACCCGTCCGATAGTTTGCCTGTATACATAGTCCCTCCTAATGAACAATTTTACCGGTAACGTCCTTTTCATTTTCTGGAAGGAATATAGTAACTCCGTCCGCTTCTTCCAGACTGTCTAAACAGTCTTCTAATTTCTTCTTGTCTTTTTCCACACTTTTCATAGCTTTATGAAAATGCTCTTCATTCTTTTTAGGGAATGAGATACATTCTCCAACTACAGATTTACTTTTCTTCTTGTTAAACAACATACCTTTACCTCCTTATATAAACGGTTAACATATAGTCATATATATAATACATTTCTATTTCAAAAAATGTAAGCCACCTAGGGTGATGGCTTACGAACTATAGGGAATGCATTATCCCTATATATTTCGTTATAAAGCTTCAACTCTATAAGAGAGTAGATATCTTTATAATAGTCTCTTAATTCCCGATACTTCTCTTTCCCATATTTGTTTTCATAATACTTATGAGGAAGATGTCTCGGAATGTAATACAGTTTCTGAAATATTCTACAGAACATATCCACAAACTGCTCATCAGCTTCCTTATCGGAAAATATCCTGAAGAATTGTTCTTCATTCTGTTCAAGAAATTCATCACATAGAATATCTGCATGATGACCATCCTTTAACATATGAAATACTTTAAGAACAACTTGTACGGTATCCGTATTTTCATCAGCAATTTTGTATTTGTTTTCAATCGTTTCCATACACACCTCCAAAAAGATATACAATGTTGTCATATATATAATATCTATTTTAAAAATGAGAAAATTGGGGTGGTATTATCTGTCGATAATACCACACTTCTTAATCCCAATATTCATTATACATTTTAAACTGTCTCCAGTTCTTGCATAGATTTCTTCTTTAGATACAAGATAATACTTACCACAATACTTAGGATCATCTTCATAGTTCGCCAATAAGTATTGTTTATTTGGAGTAATTATCTTCGAATCTATATCAGCTTTCTGGATATATATAGCTCCAGAGGATTTCTCTATCATAGAAGAAATAGATAGAGCTGCATTCTTATCTTCAGTTTTTACAACCACTTCAGAATCATCATCATATTCCACATTTGTAAGTTCCGATGTATCTATTTTTACAGTTTCTGTTTCGCCTTCGGAGTTTACTGTAGTGATATTACTAGATAATCTAGAATTTACTTTGTCAGAAGTAATAACGACATCAGCACCATCTACATAAATGATATAAGACTTCTGAGCATCGTCTATAATCATTCCAGGCATCTTTATCTTTGTAGAAGTAAAGTCTCTAATATCGAAAGCTACATACTGATATGCTCCATCTTTCATATCGATGTAGTTTCCTTCATTAGAGATTAGATACGTTCTATCAAAGTCCATAAAATATGTATATGGTCCATTGTAGAAGTTGTATTGAGAATTGATATATGCAACAAACTGTCCGATTGTTGTAATCGGAGGAACATTTATGTTTGTAATATCAACGTTGTTTGTGAATGGTTCGATAACCGGATTTGGTATATCGTTCATTGCCATCTTCACAAGAGAAATTGTGTTTGTATCTTTATAGATACCTTCAAAAGACTTTCTATTTTGTGTAATAAGAGAAGTCTTCAACAATCCTATTGTACAAACCTTATAAGATCCACCATACTCTTCTCCAGCATAATCCAATTTCTTATAGCTGTTTGGATTTTCTGTCATATAGTAATCAAACTCGTCGAATATACAATCTTTTGGAAGGTAAGATGTTCCATTACTATTGAATCTGAAGATCTTTAGATATATCTTCGCTTTCTGTTGCAATGGAACCATCTTATTGTATAAGCTTGGTGGTAGTGCTAAACGGATATAAATGATGGGCATTGCTCGGTTCTTATAATCATATTGAACGATAATATACCGAACAAATTCTTTCATAATTTCATCATATTCCCCATTATAGTTCAAGGATAATTCACACTCATATTTATAAGAAGCTTGATAAGACATTCGTATCTCCAATCTGTTTTATTAATAATTAGTATAAACTATCCAGCATAATAGGATTCTTCTCATCATAGAATGTCATCACTAATTCTTTCAATGATTTCACGTCATCCAAATCTTTCAGAATCATACTTCCATGATACTCTAATGGAAGGATATACTTGTATTGGAAGAATGGGTTAATTACAGACCAACGGTTCTCCAACAAAGCAGAGTTGAATCTTGTAGTTCCACCATCAAGATTTCTGATAGCGTTGTTTACCGTAGATTGCATATATAGAGTTTTTTCTTTTAACAATCCTCTATCAATACAATCTCTGATAAGCTTCAGAGCCATATCTGTATTGAATACTTTGTACATCGATCTATCCGGAACTCTTGTCATTGCAAGAATATTGGTAAAGAATTCTTCATTTACTCCAAGAGTATTTGTCACTGTAGATTGCATATACTTCTCAAAACACTTCTGCCATAAGTTATTATGGTTTACGATGAAAGATTTATCTTCCCCATTATGCTTCAACGGTCTCAATACTTTCAATATCTTATACTTCGGAATCAATTGTAATGGAATTACATCTTTAGAGATTATCATATTTTCCATAGCAGGATTGTTCTTTAAATTTAGCTCCTCTATAATTTTCACTATCATAGAAGATACTTCTCCTCTACCAATATCAAAGAAATATACTCCAGGAATATAATCCACAACAGTGTTCACAAGCTTCAAAGCTTTTACTATAGAACCGGTAAGATCGTTTTTCATTACAGTATCTTGAATATACTTCTGATTATAGTCGGGAAAGATATCTTGTGTAGTTCTTGGAAAGTTATCGCCGAAAATAAGAAAGAATTGTGTTCTCACTCCAATAAACGAAAAGAACTTTCTATAGTGTCCACACATATTGATTATCGAAGAAGAAATCAAACAATCCATAGAATCTGTTGCAATGACTCCATCTCTATAGATAGATTTAAGAACAGAATTCAAATCTATAAATATATTAAGAAACGATGCATTAGAATCACTAAAGTTTGTTTTCACTAAATCTGATAATACATTGTATTTTACAAAGTTAGAAGATATCAATTGCTCTATATGATAATGCATTTCTGTATTATTATTACTATTCATACCATTATTCACCTTTCTAGACAATATTACTAGATGGTTACAAATACAGTAAATGACAAAAAATAAAGGGTATACCAAAAAGGTATACCCCTATCAATTACTCTGAAACATCTTTCACCAGTTCAAGGTATCTTACCTTGTTCTGCTCATCCACTCTGGTGTATACTCTTCCTACAATATATTCTGGAATGTTCACATTTTCCATTTCAGTATTTATAAAGTTGGAAGAAGCTTCATCATATACAGTATGTTTGATACTGTACATATCAGTCTGTACATTTTTGAATTGTAGAGCCTTTTCTATTAGACCTGGAATATCTTCGTCGAGATAAATGTAAATATGATACTCTACTCTATCCTTCTCTCCAAGTTCTACAACAGATTCTACAGCAGAACACTTTTCAATACTAAGTGTCTTTCCGTTCTTAAATGTAATATCGATAGTAAAAATATTGCTATTGGTCATAGACATCCTTTCCACTATACAATGTTTCTAATATCGAATAACTCATCTTTTACAGATTGGTCGTCGGTATTCAGAAACTCGATAGCTTCTCTAAAATCTCCTCTCTTAGATAAGGTAGCAAGACACTTTGAAGTGTCACCATATCCTTCCTCTAATAGAATGTTGACCAGTTCAGATGGTCCTTCCGGAGTTGCAAAAGAGATACCCTTTTGCATAATCTCATTACCATCCTCATCAACTCGATACTTTCTGAGATCAAGTCTAATCTTATCCTCTGGAACTTCATCTTCATCAGAATATTTCCAAGCAATTTTTCTAAGAGCCATGAAGGTTGTTCCTGTCTCTTCTACAATTCTATCTAAACCTCTAATAGAGAATTTAAACTCTTCATCCTTCTTGAATGCCATGTTTTTCTCCCCTTAACAAAAAAAAAAAAAATACCCGCGGGAGAAATTTCTCCAGAGGTTAAGCTGCGTGTTTTTACTTATTCTGCTACAACCATCTGAGGCATTCCATACTCAGAAGGTACAGGCAATCCCATAATCTTGGAAGCCATAGAAAGTCCACCGTGATGAACTCTAATCACATTCATTGCCCAGTTATCGGAATTCTGATTTCCGAAGATGCTGGATCCGCCAATCTGATATGTCGGCTGAAGCATGTAGTATAATGGAGTTCCATCACTACCCTTCTCACCGAAGATCTTACCAACAATCTTGTTGATATCTACACGGAATACGCATACGAATGAATTGTTTCCGCTGGATGTAACGTTCATACACTCGTTCCACTTTACAGAACCATCGCTGTTTTTTGCCTGAGGAATAATGAACTCGGACAATGCAGACTTACCATCTTCTGTAATACTCATACGGTTTCTCAGATTACGATCTGATAAGAGAGAGATTCTCTCAAGCTTGCTAACGATCTCGTCGTTATTTGCTTTTGCTGCTACAGATGTTGGCTGGAATGCGAAGATTGCATCCTTGTTAGCATACTCTGCATCTGGAAGAATCTTGAAAAAGAGTCTTGTCTCTAATACAAGTCCCTGACCATTTACCGGTGTTGCCATAATACGGCATCCCTGATAATCTGTGAATGTTGGCTTCAGAATCTGATTAACCAACTTAGAAAGCAGTTCTGTTGTAGTAACAGAAATGTCTGCAACTGCCTCAAAATCTGCAGGCTGTGTAACTTCGATCTTTAATGCTGATTTCTTTGTTTCATTGTCTTTTGTTGTACTCATGAGTACCTCCTTTTGTGCATATGCAATTTGAACCAATTGATTAACCTAGGAATTAATCAATAAGAAGTTATAGAACCTGTTAAGTTCTATTCAATTATATAATATGTAACCGAATCAGAAATTACTCTTCAGAATTTAGCATACTTTTTGTAATATTTCTGATATGCTGGTAGATTTCTTCTGTATGATCTTCAACCTTCTTAAGTTCAGCTTTGAGAAGTTCTTCTTTACACTTTGTATATGCTACGATATAAAGAATATCATTAGCATCATACACTAAGAAATATGGCATCTTAATTTGATCAAGTTCAATTTCATAACTGAACTTTGTAACCAAAGATCTATCGATAACTTTGATAGAATATAGCAGTGAGAGAACCATTCTTGCATCATCTTCCAAGGTAGTTCTATCACCAAACTCCATATCGATATAAGAGATACCAAGATTCAATCTTGCATCATAAAGAATTCCGAATCTCTTCATGAACTCTTTCAGATTTGGACAGATACCTTTATCATCATCTTTGTCAACGATATGTACAGTCAAATCAGAAAAGATGCTTTGGGTTGTCTCGTTATCCAGCAGGGTTACTATATCATCAAGGTTGTCTGTCTTGTACATACAAGCTTTCTTTGAATTGATGATAGACTCACTGTATAACAAATCAGACATCAATCCGTCGACGGACTCTAAGTCTTCCTTAGAATAAGAGAATCCACATTTTCCTTTTGCATTCTCATCATAAGGATTATCCAATAACTGTCTTGCCAACAGCTTTGGTTCTAAGAACTCAAAAGTTCCATCACTGTTCGGAGTAAACATCATAATCATGACATCCCGAATAACTTTACCCTTATCATCGGTAAACATATTTACATTTGTCAATGTAAGAATTGCATCTGGCTCTAAGAAAGTATACTTAGCAAGTTCATCTTTAGATAACTGTCTTGGCTCAGAATCTTCCTTAATATGGTAAGTCTTAATGTCTACATTTTTGACCATGAAGATTCCATCGTCTGTAATCTCCACTATTCTGATCATTTCGAAATCGTCTTTCTCTTGATCATAAATATAACCCATCCCACCAACGGTGTTATATGGTTCAATGCTCATAAAATTTCCTCCTATCCATTCAAACAACATACTATTTTCGTACCTATATGTTTTTCAAATGGTATAAAGTTAATCCTAAGAGTCGTGAACTCTTAGGATTACTTATATCTATATTAACGCTTACTACTAATTGTCAACCGCAACTTATCTTTGTCCAAATCTACAGTAACCGTATGTTCGGTATTATACTTCTTGTAAACTCGTGTTTCTTGAATATTTTCAGCAAGACTTTTTAATTCCCCTTCGTTATTGCATGAAACATCGATGCTCGAGTCACACCCATTTTCGCTGTAAGATCTTTCTGTGCAAATTATATGAGACTGATCAGCGATAGTGTGTAAAAGGTCGTACGCAGCCATATCTGTGTCAAACGATTGTGTAGCTTCAGATTCAGATAAATTCAAACCACTAATAGTTTTGCTGATGTATTGAATTCTATCCATTATATTATTCTCCAATTAACTTAACGACTCTTCCATCAATGTAGCCATACCTTTAGCTGCTTTATCATTATCGGACATCTTGGCTTCAGCTTCCTTTTCAGCCATCTTCTCCAACCAATATTGATAATATAACAGTTGTAGTTCATATAGTGGCAATTGGTCCATTGCCACTATATTTGCTACATTTTTGAAATGTCTAGCCAGTACTATTTTTCGACTGGTGTAGTCGCTAAAGCTACCAATCGCTGCCGTGTAAAAACCAACTGTCTGGGAGAAACCTCTTCTTTCTCAATAGTAGTTCCACACTTGGAACACTTTGTCTCCGGAATATAATACCGAACAGTAGATTCTGTATTCTTTGTCTCCATAGATCTTACCAATGCAAGGATAAATGTAAAATCTGCTTCATCAAACTCTTTAAGAATCTTTGCATAGGTAGCAATCTTAGACTTGAAAGTCTTACCATAATCTCCAGGATACTGCTTCCATGCAATTCTGGAAAGCTGTCCAGATTCCTCATCGATATAATACAGATAATCGATATACTGCATAATGTAAAGCATGGTGCTATACTTAGATGCAAATGTATTATCGAGAGCTGTATACTCGTAAAGAATAGTAAAGATAGAAGGAGCTTTCAAACCGATAGCGAATCTATCATTGATAACGCTTACAGAAGACTCGTAAGTTTCAGAAGCTTCCTTTGTAAGTTCGCTGTTCTTAATCTCATTGAACTTCTTCTTTACATCTTCGCTTGGGAAATCGATGATAGAATCAATGCTCAAAGTATCTGTCAAGAAAGAGTGCTGGCATCTTGTATTCGGACACTGACGAGGAATGTAGTTTGCATTTTTCAGAGATGCTAAATAGATAGCAGCAAAGATTGACTCAATATCTCCATAAGGAATTGTCTTAGCCCAAGATTCAATGGTAGCCGGCTTAAATGGATTTGCATCGTGGTCATACAATACCCTAGCCTGTTCTCTGGTAAGAAGAATATTTGGATTATTTTCGATTCTTGCATCATCTGCTTCAACAAGCATTGCAACATCCGGACCTTTTAAGGAAGATGCAATGAAGTTTCTGTTAGCATACATCATCGGATATGATGCTGTACGAACAGTTATATCTGTGGTTGTCTTAATAGCTTTAAGAGCATCTCTAACATTAACCACCTTATTGGAGATGGATAATGTTGTAAGATCCATCTTACGAGAAGCATTTACAACCTTCTTGATGATCTCGGAACGAAGCTCCTTGAAAGCCTTCTTAGAGATAGCTTCAACCTGCTCATCGGTAAGTTCATCTTCAGATTCTACAGCGGCGGGTTCACCATCGATATCGCTATCAATATCATCATCACTAATATCGAAGTCGCTACTTGTAACAGTAGAAGCTTTTCCTGTTGAAGCATCAGATTCAGGAATATCGATCTTTGCAGATACTTTCAAACCCTTAGAAACATCGGCAACACTTTCTTCTACAGAATTCTCTTCAACATATGCTTCAGCATCTTTTAAACGCTTCTCTTTATCAGACTTTTCCTCCTCTTCGAGAACATCATCAAGGAGGTCGTCATCTTCCTCTACAATAGGAAGATCCTCCTCTGGTTCCGGAGCAGATACCGGAGTTGATACAACTTTTGGTTTAATGGTTAAATCGTCTAAAGAGAAATCATCATCATCCTCATCATCAACTCCTAAAACATCAGCAGCATTAACTACCTCTTTAACTCTAGGAGAGACTTCTTCGGCTACAGGATCGGATTCGATATCAACAAGCTCAAGCTCGTTTTCTATATCATCGTTATCTTTCTCTTCTTTAGTCTCAACAACTTCAGGAGCATTAGGATCTTTTGTAACACTTCCAGGAAGATCTTGAACCTGATACTTCAGTTCCGATACTGGTGCATCTTCCAATCCCTCACGAATATACTCTCTATTGAGCTTGTCATCTCGAATAGCAGCTTCTGCAAATTCAAGATATTCATCAGTCTTTCTCTTGATAGCCTTATCTAATGCAGAAAGAGCATCTTCCTTCATCTTTTCAACTCCGCCTTTAGGACCGGCTTCTCCCTTCTTAGGAACCATAGCATCAAGATCCTCTACAGACATAACCTGCAATTCATCAATGGATTTTCTAGCAGTAGGCTTTCTTCTGATAGGCTGGCTCGGTTGAATTGGTTCCTGTTCTCTCAAACTTTCTATATTCTGAATGTTTGTCAAGTCGATAACGGTAGTAGTTACAGACGGTGCTGCATTGTTTGTTAGATCAATAGAAACATTGTCAACGTTCAACTGATCCATTGAAATAGTATCGTTACTCATAGCTCCTCCAAATGTGTTTTATTATTTAATCCGAGAATTCAACAGGTGTTGTAGAATTCTCTGTATCATATGAATATGATTGACCATCAATTACAATAATAACCTTTAAGAATTTTCTATCACCAATCTTCAAAATGACGGATGCTGTAGATGCTATCTCCGGTGGGAGATATGCATTCATTTGATTCTCTATATCATGCCTTATGATATTAATATCCTCAGATGATATGAATCTATACTTATGACCAAGCCCAACACCCATCTTAGGATAAAGAGGATTTGTACCAGGATCCATTAAAAGTAATTTTAACAGTATAGATCCAACAGCAGTTGCATTTTGTAGAACAATAGGTCTTTTAAATTCATTAGTGGTTAAAAGATGGTCTACAATTCCATAATCTTTTTTCGACTTCTCTATTTCCATATAAAGACTCCTTTAAAGATTTTATATTATAGTATCTGAAGTTAAAATATATACCGTAGTGACGAATCACTACGGTATACAATGAATTAGTCTTTCTTTTTAAGTGTAGACTCTAAATACTCTATAGCATCTTTAGTCTCTTTGATCTGTGTTGTAAGCATGTTTTCATAATCACGCTCTATTCCATAGATATTTGTTCCAACTAGTACCGGTATTACTGGGTTTACTTTGAAATTGATCTTAAAGTAGTCGGATAAAGCCATCATTCCTGCAGTACCAAGAATTAGTGTTGCCAGATTACCGAGTTTCAAGACAAGTTCTCCAATTCCCACTTTTGGATATTTTGCCAATCTGTAGAAAACACTTGTCGGCACAATATATTTGAATGAGAATTCAGTGTGATCCTTAAGAGAGTCTCCCTTAAGAGGTCCTTTACCCTTCTTATATTGTTTAAAATCCGCTAAGCACTTTTCCATTCTATCTACACAAGTCTTCAGAGCAGATATTCTTGCTTTTACCTCCTCATCTGACTCAGAATTATTTTTCGATACTCTGGCTAAAAACTCTTTATACCACTTTTTCTCTTTATCGATATCCGTAGAGTTTGACCAAGATCCTTCCTGAACAGCTTCAGTTTCATCATTTTTTTTTTGATTGGCACACGTTGATGCCGTTGGTTACAAGATGCTTAACAAATTCATTGTCAGAGCACTTATCAAATCCGGAAGTGATTACGATATTCACGTTAGAATCTGTAACAGTAGTTTCATCATCAGAAACTTCTTCACAAATACGCTGGATAGCGTCAACGGGAGATAACTTAGCATACTTACAGAAGTTGGAAAACTCTTCTATGGTAATATAGCATTCATTCTTACTGGTCATTACAACCTTAATATCGGAAGCATCCTGCATCTGATCTTTTACAGCATCGGCTACGATATGATCAACATCTCCGATAGTTTGAGTAAATTCTTCTTCACCACTATTAGTGAATACCGTATCGAATACATCTCCACCTTCACTAGCATCTTCTACCAATGATTTGAATACATTGATGTTGGACAACATATTTTCATTAAAAGCCACTTTATTCATTTATTTATCCTTTCAACAACAGATTTACTTATCCATCTTCTCCAGCTTATCCTCAAGATAATCGATTGCTTCACAAACTGCACTTACCTGGTTTTGTAAGAATTTGCTATAGTAAGTCATAGAAAATCCTATCTTTGCCATAGTAACTTTGATGTGGTGATTAAAAGCATTATCTACAAATCGACCCAACATTTCTAACGGCTTAAGTCCTTTGAGTGAGTGTAAGGTTGCTCCATCATTATATATAGCAATTAGATCTCCTAATGTATGAACAACAGATTGTGCAAATGGAGCTCTCTCATACTTAAGTAAGTTGTAAAGACCTTTAAGTGGAACAAGATCCTTAAGAGTGAACTCCACATAATCCTTAACAGTTCCAGGATTGGCATGACCACCCTTACGCAAATCAAAAGCCTCAATGTTCTTTCGCATTTTTTTTTCACAAGCTTTCAGTACAGCAATCTTAGCTTTCACTTCTTCTTTTGTTGTGGATTTATCGTTCTTCGCATCTTTAACAAGATCGTTGTACCACTTCTCTACCTGCTCCGGACCCATAGAATCCGACCAAGAACCTTCCTGAACAAGCTCATCGGAGTCGTCTTCGCATTTGCATACATTGATTCCATTATCAATAACATGCTTAACGAATTCATTACTTGGAGAATCTTCAATGCTGCCAGTTACCATAACATTAAGATTCTCCAGTTCTGCATCTTCTTCTCCGGCTTCTTCACAAAGACGAATAGCAGCTTCCCTAACAGATAAACCACTAAACTTACAGAAATTTGCAAACTCTTCTACGGCAATATAACATTCATTCTGACCAGTTACATCATCCGGCTTTACAACCATCTTTACTTCTGCAGGATCAGCCATCTGATTTACGATAGTATCTTCAAGATCCTGATCAATAGTCTTTATGATTCGATCAAAGTCGATCTCTTCTCCAGACATTGCAAATACAGAATCAAAAGCATCTTCAGATTCCCGTGCAGCAGCCTCTGTTTCTTCCACTTCGCTCTCTATAAGAGATCTAAAAATATTATCTCCAAAAAAATCGGATTCATTTACTTTCTTCATATTCTTCTTACCTTTCTTATTTTCTGTATTAGACTTTATATAGTCTAATAAGTTACTATATATTCTTTTTGGCTTCTTATTGGGAGAAGCTTCATAAATAGCTCCACATTTTTATGTTTTCAGTTTGTTCCTGCTGTTGAATTCATGTTCAAGAGCATGTGCAACTTTTACAAGTTGTTTAGAATTAGATATCATAAAAGACTGAACGGTTTTTGATACAGAAACCGATAACTTTGCTGCCAGTTTAAGACATTCTATACTAATATTTGCATCTTCTTGAGTAAACTTATCATCAATGGAAGCTGTAATAGACTCTTCTTGCTCTTTCATTTCTTGATCCAATTCTTTTTTGATATTTCCTAACTCGATAAAAGCTTTTCTGCCGTCAGCAAACATTATATCCAGCATATCTTCCTTTTTTACCATAGACGATATTTTACTCTTATCTGTACTATAATAGCGTTTTACAATACCATCATAGTTCTCAACAGTTTTCCTAATATTACCAATGTACGCTTTTATTCCCGGGAAATCTTTCGGCATATCATCCATAACACTGTTTATATATTCGAATAAAAGTCTAGCATCTCCCCACTCAGTAACATTATCCTCAACAATTTTAGAAAAAGTTTTATCATCAACCTCATTGATAAACTTCTTATACCGATCATTAAGACGTCTAACCCGAAGACTGCTAATCTTACTTATTATATTTCTGATGGCATCGCCGATCTTTTCGAATATACTAGCAATAGCATTTAGCACATTCCTAACAATCGTCTTGATCTTTTCCAGAATACCATTCTTTGCAGCATTATTATCTGCTTCATTGAATAGACTGAAATGACCGTCCACGATATTATTACGTTCCATCATTATATACTGAATCTTAACATCGGTAAATGATTCTTCGATGTAAGAATTCAATATATATGAAAACTCTCCAACAGAGTATTTTGATATATCTATCTGTTTAGTAGCCATATTCTCTCCTTATATTTATTAGCTTTATGCTTTATTAGAGTGTTTTCTCTAAACTATAGTCTTTCGACAATAGTTCATCAATATATTCTTATAAAGATTCACATTATCAATATTTAGAACGGATTGTACAGATGTATTGGATAACTCTTTTGCAGTTATATCCATACTATTAAATCTATCATACTTTCTATTCAAAATATCAATGTCTTCAGAAGTATAATCTTCAGGATTCTTGTAATTCTGAAGATCAGCAAGCATAACAATCAATCCAGAATTTTCTAAGTCTTGAAGTTTCAAAAGAATATCGTTATCTATCTCTACGGGAACAATATAAGACTTCTGTATTTCTGTATTGTCCACCGGAAGTTCTTCGGAAGAAAACTCCTCATTCATTACTACGGATAAATCACTCTCATCAAGAATAATGTCTTTAGAATGAATATTACCCTTTACAGATCTATAGAATTTCTTATAGTCGTAATCAGAAATTCTACATTCTGTAGAATCTATAACATTCTTCTTTACATCAAGAGTCATATCGATATCTTTCGGAGATACTTGATATGATACTTTGTTGATTCCGAGTTGAATATTACACATACTAAGAGCGGTATATACAAACTGAGAACAAATCATACTATATTTGTCAAAATGCTCATTGAGTTTTCTGAGCTGTTTGTTTATGACTATTGACAGAATGGCTAGAGTATTGTAAGAAGTTTCCATCTTATGTGCTATATACTCAGTAAACACCTTTTTCAATCTGTACACATATTTGAAGGGTATCGCAATCACATATACTTTGATATTCAAATCCGGATAGTTTTTGATATTATCTCTAACAAATCCTACACGATTCTTAGTAGTATCTTCTCTATCTTTTGCAAAAGAATAGATATTTTCCAGCGTCTTATCAAATCCGATAGCACAATGAGAAAAGTCAGACTTTGTCCACATTCTGATTAGTTTAGATACGATAGAATCATTAGAGAACAGAACCACGTAAACGATGCCGTACTTACCATTTACATCTTCTTTCAGAGAAAGAATATTATCTTCTGTTGGTAATAAATTTGGTAATCTAGACTTCTGTATTACAGATTCTATATAAGAAGAATCTACATCTTCCAAAGGAATATCCTCTTGATCATTATTAGAATCGTTTTCGAAATCAGTTTCCTTACTCATGAAATCATTGAAGTTTTTAAAAATGAAATCAGATTTCATTTCATGATATCTCTCCATATTTGTTTTACCAAATTTGTAAAGAGACATATCATCTGAAGCTAGTTGCATTCTATATTCCATAGAAAGGAACTTATGTTTCCAAGCTTCTAGTATATCAAGATTTCGTACATGTTCTGGTAATATATTATACATGTCTTCCATTAGATAATACCCCCTCTATGTCAAATAGTTGTCTATCCAACAATTCCATTTCTGGAGTTGTTGGTTTTAGATAAGCATTGATTTCTTTTTCTACGTCTTCTATGATCTTTGGATCTATTCCAAACATAGATGTTTCTTTAATGATCTTTGCATTGTAAACTTCATACATCTCGTTTACTTTGAAATATCTTTCATCATCCATATTGTATTTTAATACAGCCATAGCAGACATTAATTGACCAAAGTCATTATCGGTCAATCTGATATAGTTGTAAGAAGTATTCTTATAAACAGCTTCTTCTTTTGCGGTTTGTCTTTCTTGTTTCTGTTTCATAACTTCTGGATTGGTATTTGGATTCTTGCCGCCGTCTTTAACCTCGATAATTAGGTTATATGGAACATAATAAAAATCTGAGATGTAAAGATGTTCTCCTCCCTTGTATTGATACTTGAGAGAAGGTCCAGGAGCTTGTAGATCTACAGATTGTACATTCATAACCGTATCAAGAAACTCTAACAAATTCTTTTCATAAGACCCAACATATGATATTACACCACCATCTTTGAAAGTATATTTTCCAGATATCTTTCTTCTTGATAGTGCTTTGTTTTGTATATTTTCTTTATAACGTTCATCGTTATTAGGATCTTCTGTTCCATATTTATCTTTGTTTCTCTTACGAACCATTTCCTTATATTTCTCTTTACAATACTCTCTACCACAGAGTCTATCATATCTACCTTTAGACTCATTCCAAGGTGTAGGTTCTTTGCAGATAATACATGTACCATGATTCTCTTTCTTATTATTAACCATATTGAATACAATTTGTAATGCAGTCATTCCTTCCGGTATAAGATCGGCATGTTTAGATTGAATATGAGATACTAGTTTTGTTCTTATATTCTTATAATCACAATATGGACATTTATATTTTCTTTGATACTTCTGTTTTTCTTTTTCAGAAGCAAAGATTATTTTTATATTCTTCATCCAATATCCTTTCAATGTAATATATTATATACAAGTTTCAAAACTAATGGAGAACGGTATATATACCGTTCTCCAAAGAATAACGTGTAAATTACAATATGGAACCCCAGTCAACAGATTCTTTAACATAAACACCATCACGGCCGTAGTTGTTATAGATATAATGAACAACTTTCATAAGTTCCTTAGTGTTATGAATCATAGCAGAAGAATACTTCTGTGAAAAGGTTGTTATAAGTTTAAGATTATCTTTAACCAGAGATAAAACTTGTGGGTCCAATTCATCATCATGTTTAGAAAATGGATCCATAGCTTTTTTCAAATTTTCAACACACGAATCTATTGATTCATACCGGTGACTAAAATTTCCGAATGCACAATCTAATACTTCTTCTTTATATATAGAACTTTTATTTAACTCCGGTAAAGGATCGCTTAGAAGTTTCTGTACACGATCTATCGTTTTCGAAGCTATATCAATATCGTTCGGAATACAATTTGATATATGTACTAACCAGTCTAATATGTCAGTGATCTTTACAATATCATAGTATTTAGTTACATTTTTATCTATACTATCTCTAAACACTTTATCATCAAGATCCTTCATATACTGTACCAATTCTTTTTGGTCTATCTGATGTAATCCATATTTATCTTGAGTAGCGTTTAGTTCTTCCTTCTTCTTTCCAAAGATTTTATTCTTTATCTTCTCGAAGAATTCTTTCATCTTCTCTATCATGTCCTTAAAGAAGTCTCTAATCTTCTTAAAGATTCCAACGATCACATCCCATACAGTCTTAATGATCTGCTTAATCTTCTCGCTAAGCTTCTTCTGACCAGCCTCATTCTCTTCTGTGAAGTATCTTACACCAGATTCATTGAGAGATCTCTTATCGGCAAGAAGACACTTTATCTGAAGATCGTTTATAGATTCCTCTATAAACGAATTCAATATATACGTTGCCTCGGAGATTGATACGCTGGTTAAATCAAGTCCAGTGTTATAATTTGATATCGTTTTAATACTCATATTAATCTTCCTTTCATATAGCCCATTTAGAAAACGAAATCCCAAGATAAAGCAGATTCTCCGGTAGCCTTGGTTTTATTGTCATTTTCTTTCTTCTTAGCATTAGCAACAAGTGCATCTACAACCTTAACCAACATCTTGGCGTTATGGATGATAATCTTGGAATAGCCGGCAGAATATGCAGTAAGTGCATTAAGGGCTTCCTTAACGGTCTTAAATTCGTAGGTAGTAGCACTTCCGTCCTTCGATTTGACGTTCAATGTAGCAGACTCGGTCTTATCCTTAATAGCCTTAAATTTCTTCTCCACATCTTTGAACTCATTTTGTATATTTTTATACTGTGTCCTGAACCCTCCAAATGCGGAATTGAGCAAATCATCTTTTGTGATATGGATATCGTCTCCTTCCAGCTTAGCAAAGTCTGTATCAGAAGAGTAACAATCATACCCATCATGAACCGGATCATTAGCCGGTTCATCCAGCTTATTACTACCAATTCCGTATTTATATATATCATAATATATGGAAACCTTATCTTTTACGATCTTATTGATATCGTCATCAGTAGCATTCTTCACAGCATCCTTATTCTTTGGATCTGCAGCCTTAACTCTGAAATTTGTAATCAGGTCACTGAAGAATGTCTTAATCTTAGTAAAGATACCAACAATCCCATTCCAAACAGCTTCGAAGATTCCCTTAATCTTCTCGCTAAGCTTCTGCTTACCAGCCTCATTCTCTTCTGTGAAGTATCTTACACCGGACTCCTGAAGAGATCTGTTATCTACCATAAGACACTTAATCTGAAGGTCATTGAAAGACTCTTCAATATATGAATTTACTATATATGAAGCTTCAGTTATAGAATATGATGAAAACGACACATTGTTTGTGTTATTCATATTATTTTAATCCTTTCTAAAAATACCCTAAAGGAGAATTCTCCTTTAGGGCAGTTGTTTTAAAATATCTCTTTAGAATACAAAATCCCAAGATGCGGACTCTCCGGTAGCCTGAGTCTTATCTTTCTTCTTGTTGGAATCTTTAACGATAGCGTTAACTACCTTAACGAGCATCTTAGCGTTATGGATAATCATCTTAGAGTAACCAGCAGAGTACGCATTTAATGCCTTGAGAGATGCCTTAACAGATCTGAATAGCATCACCTGATTATTGTCGTCATAATGAACACTGTTAGTAGCCGCATCAGACTTATCTTCAATCTTCTTAAAAGCTTTCTCAACATTCTTGAACTTAGTCTGAACGTCACGGAACTCATCTCTGAATCCTCCGAATGCAGACTTAAGGAGAACATCCTTTGTAATTACAGACGGTAACTTGTCTCCAGTAACTTCAGAAGTCTTAATCTCATCCGGAACTAAGCCATACGTACCGTCGAAATCATCACCATTACCAACGATGTCAACAAGATCTCTAAGAGCATCTTCATACTTTGTCAGATTGTAGTATACGGATACTTTGTCCTTTACGATTTCTTTTACAGTATCGTAAGAAGCATTCTTTACAGCGTCCTTATTCTTAGGATCAGAAGCCTTGACCTTAAAGTTGGTAATCAGGTTTCCGAAGAATTCTTTAATCTTGTTAAAGATTCCAACGATACCATCCCAAACTGCTTTGAAGATCCCTTTGATCTTCTCGGAAAGCTTCTTATTTCCTGCTTCATTCTCCTCAGTGAAGTATCTTACACCAGACTCCTGAAGAGATCTGTTATCCACCATAAGACACTTAATCTGAAGATCATTGAAAGATTCTTCTATATAGCTGTTAACGATATAAGATGCCTCTATAACGGATACTCCAGAAAAGTCTGTTCCTACATTATGCTTTACAATAGCCATTATTTTTTCTCCTATTTATTTTTGATTTCCTCATTATCGTTAGAGGATTGCTTTTTGTTCTCAAGAACCTCTTGATCTTGTTCGGATAAAACTGTAAATCCTAAACCAAGATCTCCCTGCTCTGTAATTGCACCGTACTTATTGTCCATAATTCACCTCGGAAGATTACTTGAAAATCTTGCTCCAGTCAACGGACTCGGAAGTTAACTCGACCGGCTCTTCATCGGTATCATCCTTCATGAACTCCTTGTCGAAAGCATCCTCAACGGTCTCTTCTTCATCCTCTAACTCTTCAGCATCTTCTGTAACAGTATCATCTACTTCAGCGTCATCCTTTGAAAATTCCTCTTCCTGATCATATGCATCGGTTACAACCGGCTCATCGAACTCAGCATCTTCTCTCAGAGTTGTGATATCTCGTCCCATCCAGTCTCTTAATGTCATTTAATTATCCTCCTATAGTTTGATAATTTGTTTTAAAAAATAATACCATCATCAGACTCGTCATCATCCTGACTGTTCTTGTCATCATTTTCGTTATCCGATGCGGCTTTTCTTGATTTAGTGTCTTTTAATGCAAAGAAGTTAGATATCTTGCGGAATCGCTCAACCCACTTCATCTGATTATCATACACTTTATTTCTATGTGAATCAGAATTTTCTTTATCTTCACGATATTTCAGATTCTCAGCATTGATAGCTAAGAAATCCGCCTGAACGGAAAACCATTCCGATACACTTGTTCTCATATAAAAGAAGTAGTATACGATAGACCGTAGTCCAAATATAACGTTACTAAATAATCCTCTTCCGGAAGATAGTAACGATACAATTTGTCCCAATACAAATGCTGTAGCTCCTACAGTAAGTATAACAGATTCCTTGGTAGCTTTCACATTGTTCTTGTTACACTCATTAACAAGCTTATCAAAAGAACCATTCTTACAAATATCATTAAATCCCTTAATGTATTTATATAGAACATGGTCTTTAGACTTAACATAAGCTGCCTTGTTAAAGGAAGCTTCGTATGTGGTAGAACGTCCATCTTTTACATACATTATACAAGACGTAATCAATAACGATACGGAAGATACACAAGAAAGAACGGTTGAATTATAAATCATAACAGGAAATTCAATATTCATTCCGAATGATTTCTCAAACATTCTCTTCCTACTTTGAATATTATTGATAGCGGTTGACACTTCGTCAATAATATAAGTAGGTTGTTTGTATTCAACTACCATCTTCTTAATAGTATCAATACACTCAATAAGATTATCGTAGTTTTCAACCTTGGTGATATCTCCATTTGACTTTGGGATAGTTCCAAAGTCAATGTTATCGACTTTCTGTTTAATAAACCCATAGAGTTTATTAGCTAGATACTCTAAGTTGTTTACCTTAGAATCCTCTGTACAGTACAACAACTTTTTTCGAGTTCTAGAATCTGATAAGTCATACGACCTATCGATTATATCGATATAATCTGCTCCAGAAATCATAATACAAATCCTTTATCCCTTATCTTTTCAACATGAGAGTTATCGCCTTCTTGAGTGCACTATCAGCAGAACTCTTTTCCAATGTATTATACGACATTTCTTCAAATGCCTTGCTTCCGTCGTCAAACATAATCTTCAAACTCTCAGTACTATCATCAGCAATAATGAATCCGAGCAAGTTATAGGATTTCATGAATCTCGCAGCGACTGCTGGGTTAGTAATGTCGATGTTATACTGCTTATACAAGTAGTCAGCATCGGCTTGTGTAATAACCACAGTAGTTATTGCAGCTGCAATATTTGTCTCTTTCTTTCTAACAGCATTCTTTGCAATCTGAGCACGGTTCTGAAGCATTCTCCAGATATCTCCCTTAGCTCCCTTCTTGCGAATACTGTTAACGTCATCTTCAATAGTTGACATTCCGAAAACCAAATCTCTAAAGAATCGAGTCTCTCCAGTGAATGCTCTCATAAAGTTAAAGAAGAACTTTCCATCACTATTGTCGTTGTAGATTCTTCTCACAATCTCATCAGAGTTAACTCCAAAGATCTTACTCTTGATTCCAATGATAAAGCTCGTCGCATTCTTGGCATCTTGATCGTTGTAGAATTTGACATTAAGGATCAATGGATCTGCACCGTTTACTTTCTTGACATCATTAGACGTCAAGACCACGGTAGGTCTTGTCGCAGGATCAACACCATCTAAGGATATGTCGTTATCTTCTTTAACAATACCATCACCGATGATAAATTCGTAAGAAAGCTTGTTAGACTCTTTTGCAGCTTCATCCAATGTTCTTCTGATCTTCTGAACTTCGATCTTAGGAACAGTTGCATTATTCGTCTGGTACAAAGTGGGTAAATCTAATAATGATTCCATTAGCGTATTGAAATACTCTCTAACAGCTTCTACGTTGATAGCGGATTCATTCTGAGCAATGTAATCATCCATTGCCTGAATGATTGATGTCAAACTACTGCCACCAATATCCAAGTTCTGATGGAATCTTCTCAAATATTCAATGCCACTTTTAGAGTTTGCAATATTGTTTGCAACAAGTACCAATTGAATGATAATGCAACCTCTGGATTCTATATATTTGGAAAGTTTAGTTGCTATATCAGAACTCACAGATTTACTAGCAAGTATTGGAAATACTGCAACCAGCTTAGAAGAAGCTTCAGCTGCAGAGTTATATGAGTATGAACTGTTTCCATCTGCACCGCCAACACTTTTCTTGCCTTGGTCAAAGCTAGTCTTTGCGAATTTTAATAAGTCAATAAAAGAAATGCCAAAAGCTTCGTTAACAATGTTGCTATTCAACCGAACATTCCTCCTTTCATTAAGATTTTATAATTATGTTTTCTCAAAAAATAAATATAGTGATAAATTGTATACTATAATGGCACATGTAGCACCATTATAGTATACAGAATCAAAGTACTACTTATCACTATTATTTTCAATCAACAGCACTTCTTTGTTTGGCAATGCTTCATCATCATACAGTACGACATTAATCTCCTTACAATTACACTTTTCTCTTACTGTATCACAACCTCTTTTAACACTACCAACAACTAAGTCTGCTGCTAACTGTTTAATCTCTCTAACAATTGTATTTGCAACCCTAGTGAATTCATCAGATTTCAAAACATCGTCCAAGATTTCTTTCCATTGTACATCCTTAATTACATTACTAAAGTTCTCCATAAAAATACCTCCTTAATTCAAATATAGATGTCGGACACTATGTCTAACACCAACCTAAAATGTGGGGGAGTATTGTTATAGATTACTATTCAAATATATTATATCTATCTGATTTCATTATTCACATTAAAAATGGGCTTTAAAAAACATTATTATAATCTACATTATAGGAGTGATAAAATGGCTGATGAATTTAAACAATACGTCGGTAGAACAATGACCGATGAGACTGGAAGAGAACGAGGGGAACCAATGTCGGCATCGACAAACCTACAGGACGACTTATTTAACTCTGTCGGTCTTTATTCCAGTGAACAGATAAACCGGTCAAAATACAATTCATATTCTAGGTTTGGAAGAGTATTAGATCCTCATAATAAATTAAATGATACAAGAGAGTATCTATTCTTCGTAAAACCAGATCTTCATATTTGCTATAATAGCCATGCTAGTGATTTTTATTCTTCTAAAGACAAGAAAAAACTACAAAGTGCAGTAAATGATCTGATCATCAATCCACAATTACAGGATAACATTTACTTCTCTTGGTTAATCGCAAAGAGACCAGATGTAGTGAGACAGTTACAATACTCTCTTAATAAGAAGAATCCTTTTACACAGCTATTAAGCTTTACCGTATCAAACAATCTTGATCTTCCAGGAGTAGATTCTACTACTCTTGATACACCAAATACGATCTTTGGTAGTAATATAGAATACTTGAAAGATTCCGAAACTTCTGATGAGAATAAAGATTTCTCATTAGAGTTTGTAGATAGTAAGAGATTGGAGGTTTATCATTTCTTTAAAGCTTATTCCGAGTATCATAAGGTAAGAAAATCTGGATTGGTTACTCCTCCTAGTTCAGATTACTATCGGTACAAAAGACTTCATAACACAATGGGAGTTTTCAAATTCTTAGTAGATGAGGATATGGAAACTATTCGTTACTTTGCATACTATTGGGGAGTATTTCCTACCAACGTTCCAAGAGAAGCTTTCTCAGATCCCAATTTTGAAAATGGTCTTACGTTTACCATAAATTTCAAATCAGCGTTTGTTGAAGATAATGATCCAAGAATACTTTCTCACTTTAACGACTTGATGCATAAGGTGATTGGTCAAAGAGATTTTGCAAATAAAGATTGGATGGGTGTACTTAAAGAATCTAACGCAGATTTTTCACAAGAGATAATGGGTCAGACCGTTATCCAAAGCAATCTGTCTACAGGAAGAATGATTAATGGAGAACTTGCTAGAGGTGCACTGGTGGATATGACAGGAAGAGAATTCAAATTAAGGTGGTATAAATAATGAAAAAAACTATAAATACCGACATCTATAACATTGTCGATTTGGTCAATGACGTTAAGAAATCTTATATGCCAAATGAACCAGATAGTGCACTATCTGTTGGTCTGTATGGTTATATCGGAGCTATAGAAGCTAAGAGGTTACAGACTCAGATTATGATGACCAGTGAGTTGGCAAATGAACCTTTCCCATCAAGAGCAAGATTGGATAGAAACGTTATCACTCATGCTATCATGGCAAATATTGAGGATATCAATGCTATTCCTGCAAAGATGAATGCTATGATATCTTTAAAAGAAAAGGATATCGCAAACTTCTTTAACGAAAACAATGAGTTTATCATCGATAAAGATATTCCCATCTATCTTGGAGAGTACGAATTCCATCTTGAATACGATATCATAGTAAAGAAGATTTATCTTAACAACAATTCTGAGAAGGCTGCTACATATACAGCAAGATATGATATATCAAGAACGAATCCAACATCAGAAGTTAACAATCCTTTCTTGAGTACACCATTCGTTGTAAATATCGATAATCAATCTTATTTGAATATTACAGTGGTTGTATCTCAGGTTATGCATAATAAGGTTTATAAGAAACTTGTTACTCCGAATATCGTAGATAATAAGACTATGACATTCGAATTTGATAACCAATTGGCATATTTTGAAGTACATGCAAAAGAATTGGATAGTGAGTATTGGATTACTCCTATCTTTGAAGGTTCTTCTGTACCGAATGGAGTACAATATTACTGCTGGTATCAGTACATTGATACAAACCTTATCAGAATCCGTTTTGATAGATCTTCCTATATGCCCGGATTAAATGCAGAGATTGAGGTTCTTTATAAGACTACTATGGGAGAAGATGGAAACTTCTCTTACAATAAGCAAGAGTTTATAGATTTCCAATCAAAACGATATGGATATAAAGGATTGGTTGGAATGTTTTCTGCTCTTACGGCTTCTAAGAACGGTAGAAACAGAAAGTCTAAAGAAGAGCTAAAGGCTCTAATTCCTAAGGAGTTATTGTCCAGAGGTTCTTATACTACCATAACAGATTTGAACAACTATTTTGGTATGTTCGATTCTACTTATGGAAGAATGATTATCCAAAAGAAGATTGATAATCAACAGGAGAGGGTGTATTACTCTTATGCGGTATTAAAGGATCAATCTCTGAATGTGATCCCTTCTAATACGATTGATGTAAAAATCGATAAGAAGTTTTTAATCAAATCTTCTCTTAACGATTCTCAAGCTCCTAGATATATTCTGAAATCTGGTAGCGTTATTAAGATGGATGACAACAACGTTGGTTATATTACAAATGAACCACTTATCGAAACAGGTACAACTGTTAACACGATTCCTACAGAACAAGGTAAGAAGGTTAGTTACAAATTTAAGGTAAAGGTTGTAGACAAATCTTTCAAGATCTTATCAGTATCTTCTTCTTTAGGAAATAATGACCTGTCCAGTGGAATAATATATCTACCTGATAACAATACCGATCTTAGCCATAGATACGATTCAAAAGTTTCAAAACCTATCACTGATAAACTTCTTGTTGGTCCTGGTCAGTTGTTATCTTTAAAATTCTCTTTTAAAGAAACAGAAGAGAGTTCCAGTAAGAGATTTAGATGGAAAGATAAGGATTGGTTTACTATAGAGAATATCATTCTTAAAGAGAATGACAAAGTTGTAGAAGTAAATAAAGGTGATATTGTATCTGGTAAAAATATCGGAGGAGATAGACAGTCCGGATTCGAATTCCGGAAAGTTAAGCCTAATGTAAAATGTGAAGTAGAGATTTTGATTAGGGTTACAGATAAGGTGAAGTTAGAAAACAACCTGTTTGAGTTTAATAACAACTTGAGCAATATCAATATCCTGAACAATTTTGATGGAACTAATGTAGTTGGATTCTTCAATGTTAGTGGATTTATCCTTACTCAAGAAAGTACAACTGCCGCAACCGTAAGCAATGGAGATCTTATAGACTTCAAAGTTGAATATAAGTCTAGAGGTGGTTCTGATGCTCCTAATATAACCGTAAAGTTATCTAAGGGATTAGAATTCGCTAGATATCATGAGTCTTTATCTTATGAAGACGGAGAAACTTATAACGAATTAGAATTGGTTACTAAGAATATTGAAGAAGAGAATGGTTTTGTTTATACGAATCCATTTACAGTATCTATCAATAAGCACATCCTATACTCAGCATTCTATATGATGTGTGTTAACGAGAACCCATTCATTCATTTCGAGTACATTAACCAAGCATCTTCTGTACAGTTTATTTCTACAAATATTCTGTGGTACAGAAACTTCTTAGGAATAGATAAGAATAAGTATCATCTCGAGATTACTCTTACTCAGTCCACACAAGATGATCTTGGATTGATGCCTCCGACGCCGAATAACGATAACAAACTTCCTATCGTAAAAGCTGTAGCAGTTTTCTATAGAGATGGAAAACCTTATCGTTATAAGATCATGGATATGACATCTTATGATACCGGAAAGTATAGTTACACTTTTGCAGCATCATTCAATTCTATAGATACTCTTGATAATGATAATAATATCAGAGTAGAAGGTGCAGAAGTTATTGGTCAAAAGGAAGATGCCAATACCGAACATCAGTATGGTTATTTTAATCCTAGTACAGAATTAAAGATCTATGCATTATGTGCTAAACCGGATAATTGTGGAAATTATAGTCGTTATGATCTTGATACTATTTGTCCTGGATTGGATCTTACTGCTGATGGTAATAGATGGACTTTAACCAATATCTATTCTGTCGTAAATGGTGTTACGATGTATTATAACTATTCTGAGATTATGGGATCTAAAGTTATTGCATACGGTGATACAAAGGTTGATAAAGATGGGTTGACTGTTATTGATGATGATAAAGATGGCGGATATATTGTAAAGAGTGTTCCGGTATTCGGATACGAGTATTGTCAGAATGATATTTATATCAAGAATGCTATCGATACTTTGAATAGTAGAAAAATTTATATAGATCACTCTCTTAAGTTGCTGGAGAACTCTTTCAATATCGATTTGAAATTCTTCAATACTTATGGTAAGTCTAATATCTACTACGTTATCAAAGACTCTAATACGAACAATATACTTGACGATACTAGAGAAGTTCTGGATAAGGTAAATCTTACTCTGAATTTCAGATTAAGGCTACTTGCTGCTAATGATAGATACACCAAAGATAGCATCACCAAAGATATCAAAGAGTATATAGAGAATCTTGCAGATATTGGAGATCTTCATATTCCAAATCTTATTACTAAGATTACAAATTCTTACAAAGAAAGAATTGTATACTTCGAGTATCTTGGTGTAAATAGCTTTGGTCCAGAGGTTCAACATATCTACAGGTTAGATGATAGTGAAATTCCTATCGATAATCCACCAGAGTTCTTAAACATAAACAATATCAAGAATAGTTTTAACAAGATTATTCCAGATATCAATATCTACCTATCTGAGAACTAAACAGATTAGTAAAATAACCTTATAAGGAGAATAAATATGCCATTAATTAGTAGAGAACTATCCATAGATTTACAAAACATAAAGAAGGCATTCGACGATAAGAAGAATGCTGAAGAGGCGATTAAGTCAAGAGAGATCAACATCGAGAAGGAGAAGATTGCTGGTCTTAAGAACGCAGCTTCTGTTAAGATCATTAAGTATAATGACTTTAAGGAAAATGTTCGTTTCAAGGTCCTTCATAAAGGATTAACAAGACTTTGTGAGAACTCTATCAGAAACATTACTCCGGAGCAGGTTGCTGTTTGTTCTAACATTATCGAGTCTTATATCCAGGAGAATGGATTATACAACGTACTCAGAAAGATGAAGAACAGCAGAAACTTATTCCTGAAGGAGCTGGCTGAAGATATTAAGGATACTTCTGAGGAATTGATTACTAATGCGTCTCAGGATGAAAATGAAGATTATACTATCAACAAGGATACTATTGATAAGTTTATCAAAGAGATCGATGATTCAGAAGATGCTAACGACGTTACTAATGTAATCCGGTTAAGAGTTTCCAATGCCGAGGAAGACTTTGTAAATAAGAATGAGAGAGATGAAGAGAATATCAAGACCATTCTTAAAGATACTGCAGATAGAGTGAAGAACGCTAAGGAAGATAATGATAATGATTATTCTTCCGCAGTAGAAGAGTCTGAAATGCGTTTTGCTAGTCAGCAGATTTACAAGATTCAGCATGAAAGCAGAAACTCTGCATTCGATAGAATTGCTAGAGCTGTAGCTAAGAGCAGTTTATTATCTGCTCAGGAATCTTCTACCGAGAACAACAGGCTGAACATGGAGTCTGTAATGAATGTTACTAAAGCTATCTATACTGTTCTGGAAATGTTCTCTGCAACAACCTTAGAAAAGGTCGATGACGAGTACATTAACGATACCATCAAGTCGCTGTAATTGTATAAGAAATGCCGTATACGGAATTCCGTATACGGCATTATTTTTATTAAAGGTTTGCATTGAATATAGATCTTAATAATCCTCTTGCTCCAGTGTTTATACTCTGCTGAGCACTAGAAATAATGTTCTTTCCTATATCCAAAGGCTTATTCATATAGATACTTCCTACCAAACGTGCTGTACGTCTAGCATCAACATCATTCATATCAACTCCTGCCATTAGAGCCAAATAATCTAATTGTGCAGTATTATTTATGATTCCTTGAGATTTAGAAATAAACATTGTTGAGTATAAATCTTTAATATCAACGCTCAGATCAACGGAAATTGGCATTCCCATACCATTCCATTTATCCTCTGACGCTTTATTGATAGATATGTTACTGATTATACCTGCATCACATGCAAACATCGATTTGTACGTTGCTCTTACAATAAATGGAGAAGAATATGAAGTAGCACTGTTGTTCATCTGATGTGGTGCTGCTGCTGTTACCCATAATAAAATAGGAACATAAATATTCATGAATATAGAATATGGGTCTGGATCTGGAGATCTTAATTTCATTGTGATGGAATAAGATCTTGAGAAGCCGGAAGAATCCCAAACTTCTGGGAACACCATCTTACCACCAGAAGCAATTGTTGTAAATTCATTCTTTAATTTATTTACTAATCCTCGTCCAGCAATAACGCTACCAAATCCCTCTAAGATATTACCACCGAAATCGGAAGCAGCATTCATAATGTTTTCTCCAGCATCTTTAAATGCACCAGCTAATCCACCGATATCATGTGTTCCTAATAAGAACTGTGCTTGTCTTGCCATCTGAGAAGGCTGTTCAACTGCTCCTTCAAGAATAGATGGAGTGGTTCCGTTACTGAAAGATTCACTAACAGAAGTTTCTGCTTCTACGAAGAATGGGATAGAATACATAGCACCCATCATCTGTTTAAAATTACTATCAATAAGATCTTCCAATCTTAGACGTCCAAGAGTTGTTCCGGGTTTTCCGTAAACAGGTCTCTTATCAATTCCCATAAGGGTTGCTAATGCTCTAGCAGCAGTACAGAAATATTGACCATACTCTACCATATCCGGTACAAATGAATAGAATCTTCCGCTCTTAAAATCATCTTCATTTACAACAGGGTCGTGGTCCCCATCAAGGGTTCTAAGTAATGTTTCAGCAACTCTAGCCTTCTTTTTAGCACTAGAACCACCTAAGAATTCTGGAGAGCCAACGCTTAAAAATAATAATGGTGCATTTGCCAAAATCTTTTCAGAATATTTTCTTCCAACACTAACACGTTCATCATTACTATCCCTTATATCAGGATCTACAATAGAACTAAACTGATACGGGCATCCAAATATTCCGTTTAATGATTCTCCAAAGTTTCTAAAAACTTTATCAGAAGTATCATCTGCTATTCCGGAGAACTTATTCCAATCATCTGCGGTACCATCGATATAGAAATCAGATTCATCCACTCCATAGTCTAATCCAAGTTTTGCCAATTTCCTTCTTACTATAGCATTACTCTTTTTAAAATCTTCAGCAGCCAATTTTTCGGTATCCGTCTGAGGGGATTCAGTACCTTCAGACATAACAGGACTAGCAGACGCTGCAGCCATCTTTGCTTTATACTCTTCTACAGCTTTTGGATCCGGCTGTGGAACATATTTGGTCGTATTTAGTGTAAGATAAGATGGCTGACCAGATGCTAATAAAGCATTATAGTTAGCATCTTGTTCTGCTTTTATTTTATCTTTCTCAAGAGATCTTAATTGATCCTTAAGGGTATCTTCCGGTGTAGGCGTCTTATTATTTGGTGTTAATGGTCTAAAATCCGGACCACTAAAATTGTTATTATTATTTGGAACTGCTGGATAGTTTATATAGCTACTACTTGGTGATTTTCTGCTCATAATATCTCCTCATATGTATAATTAATGTAAAGTTTTCTCTAAATACAGAAAAAGTGGTATATGGTGTTACCCATATACCACACTTTCTTTTAAATAGCTTTAGAAAGACTATCGAGTTTACTCATCATAGTAACTAATTCATTATTCATATCTGTGATTTGTGCTTCATTATCAGTATTACCAGAATTCATATTACTAATAACCTGAAGGCAAGATTTAAGGATAGATACAACACTTGGAAGAACTCTATTGTTTGTAGTGTTCTGAGCAATTGTTGTGAGTAATTCTATAATACGATCAACTGTCGGATTTCCTAATGTAGCATTTTGATCCGCAAGTCTTACAATATTATTAGAAATTTCTTCAGCCCCACCTGTACCTCTTCCATAAAGGTTATTACCATATTTCTTTGTGAAATCGTAGATAGGAACTCCAGAACCAGATGCAATAGCAGTATTAGCATTTTTCCCACCAATACCAGTACCAGTAGATGTTGGCAAGTCGGCACTAAGCTTTGTTGCATCGACCTTTTGGTTAATAGATCCTTTTCCATCTTTAGAAACTGCCCAGAACTGTTTAGCTTGATTAAGAGCACGTAAAGCATCCCATTTCTTAGTGGATCTCTCTCTACTTGCTGGGTCATTAACTCTAATAGTTCCATCTTGATCCATTCCTGAGAATACGATAAAATGTCCACCCTTTGTAAAATCACCAGGTCTCATAGAACCGATGACAGGAATGTTTGCAGCAAGTTTTGCTTTTGTGACTTCGATACCAGCTTGACCAGGATCGTACTGTTCAACAGTAAGGCCATTAGCATTTCCAATATTCTTAAAGTAATCCCAACTAGTTCCTTGTCCAGCTGTTCTGAATCCATGTTGTACTGAGTACTTACTTGTGTCTACAGGATTTACATTAAATCCATAAGACTTAAGAACCATTGCCATAGATGTAGGTCCACATCCAGAGCTAGCAATTGTTCCTTTACCGTATCCAGTTTGACCCCATGCAGGATCTCCTTGGTTGTAGTATGGGAAGTTATTGATTACATTACCGGAACCGCTTTCACCGGTACTATCTCCACCTTGAGGGAAAGCTGTCACATTGGAAGGTTGTGTGTTATCGGTATTTGTAAATCCGTGTCTAGGTTTAAATATATTACCTAAGAAACTTTTCAACTTACCAAACAGCGTTGGCTTATTTGGTGTTGTTGGGTCTGCGGAATTCTCGTTACCGGTAACAGCCTTATTCAACGCTACTTGTAATGCATCCTTTAAGAAATCTAAATTAAATCCATTAAACTGGTAACCTTGTTGTTGAGCCTGTGCACCAACGCCTCCAGAAGAACCAGGAACGGATGCAGATGGACCACCAGATACAACACCTGGAGGAATGAGTCCTGGAGCTAACTGAGAGTTGTTTAGTCCCTTAAGCTCTTCCCACTCTTTATAGTAACGATTTTTAATTCCTTTACGATTAGCAGCATCAGATTTACCAAAGTTCGACTCTATATGATCAATTTTAAATTTATAAATCATATCCAAAGCCTTATCTTTGGGCATACTCATACTAAGTCCTGGTTGCTGGAATGTATGTTTCAAAATCGGTCCGTCACCATATTGAACAGCAGAAGACCAGTAAGACTCTTGAACTGCTCTTGAGAATTTATCTGGATCGAATTGCGGGAACTCTTTTAACTGTCCTCTTAATGCACTTTGATAGTTATCATACTCTATAGAATACTCGTTCTTATAGAATTGCTCCGGATTCATATCAACAGCTTTTAACCAAGCATCTCTAAATGCAGGATTGTTTCCAATCTCAACACCGGGGAACTTGTCAGCATAATATTTTTTCCAGAACTTCTTTAAGTGAGCAGGTTCATTAGATGGGAATTGGAATGATCCAAATGATGCTCCACCATGATCACCCTTTCCACCAGATATAGACTTAGAGCCAGCGTTTCCAGATTCATACTTCTTTACATATTTTCCAATGTAATCTCCATCTGCTCCAGATGCTCCACCAGTCATAACACCAAGCTTTGCACTGTTAAGAACATCTTTGCTATAGAGTGCAGTTCTATTTAATTCTGGATCGTCTATAAATACATTACCCTTAGAATCTGTTCCTCTTGCTACAACGTAGTGAGGATTAGGTCCAAATGGACTATTGGACTTAGACCTATTACCACGATCTTGTCCAAGAAGTATTGTAGGACTACCAGAACGTACAGCATTTCTGATATTATTAGAATTGCTGGTATAAGAAGTGCTAATACCATTGGATCCTAAAATATCTTGGAAATAACTTGCTCGAGTTCCAGATACTCCAGAAGCTCCAGCAACATATCCATTCTTTTCTGCGAAGTTTATTGTATCTTCAAATCCCGCATTTTTACCGTAAGATCTTAATACAGTTGCAGCTACAGCAGGACCACATCCATTTGCAGCAACAGTAGATTTACCGAAAGATCTATTTCTAAATCTTGGGTCATACTGAGACACATGAGAACCAGCGCCTATACCAACATCTACCGTAGTAGAACTGTCTGTTGTTGTAGTTGATGCGTCTGCTGCAGTTTGTGTAGAACTATTGTCGGAATTGCCTCCAGGAAGCCAACTCTTAATCTTTCCGATAAGGTCAAAATCTTCTACCTGTTTTACAATCCATCTAAATCCCTTAATTGCTGTAAATAGAGGAGTTGTTATCAGATGTAAGAAGCTTTTGTTCATATTGATCATAATGTCTACAAGACTTGTACGACCTTTGATCAAATCATCGGCAACGGTTAAAGGAGTTTTCTTAGATGTAACCTTAGGTTCTCCCTTATAATTCGGATCAGTTTCTTTCCAAAGTTCCTTAAGAATGGTTATACTATTATTAGTCATAAACTTCTTAGGATCTCCGATAAACTTACCGAATCTATTGAATGCATCACCAATCGGTTTAAGGAATATATTGTTTACTTGTGTATGGATAAAGTCTGGTAAATTGGTAATTCCTTCTTTGATATTGGATACTGCTTTTCCAGCAAAGTTGCCAACGGCTTTACCGGCACCAACAATTCCTTTGCCAACAAATTTAGCCCCACCAACAACACCGTTTACAACGGCTTTATCAACACCAGCAACAAAGTTTTTATAAGCGGTTACACCTTTTCCGATAAGCTTAACACCACCTACAACACCCTTGCCAACAGCTTTACCGGCACCGACTATTGCACCAGGAATAGCTTTCGCAACACTAGCTATTCTATCCTGAGTTGTAACTAAGCCATATCTATTCTTAAGATATTCTTTAAGAGTATTGTAAGTTTGCTCAGGATGTTCTTTGTTCCACTGCTGCCATTCTGCTTTAGCCAATTCCTGTTTCTGTCTAATACCAGAAACATCGATACCAAAAGCACCACCGATTCCTAATACAATATTGATTAGGATTGGTACGGGAATAATTCCTAACGCCAATTCATTTACTGCAGCAATAATAGCAGATAAGAATCTTTCACCAATAGTTGGCTTTTCAAGCATACCAATATTGGCTTGAGCATCTTCCCATCCATTCTCTGCAGCGAGTAATACGAATGCTAAAGTTAATCCTCCCTTAGCAATAGCTTTAGCTAATTTCTGTCCACCACTTTCAAGCAATTTGGTAAAAATACTTTTTGAAGCTGTTTCAGCAGCTTCCTTTGCAGCGTTTCCTCCAAGTTTTGTAGCCATCTTGGTAATAACTTTCTGCAAGAATCCAAATATCTTACCCATTACTCCGCCTTTTTCAATGCTCTTGCTGACAACATTTCCGGCGGTTTTGGCAACTTTATTAACGGCAGCATTTACTACGAAATTACCACCCTTTATTATAAGATTTGTAGGAGCTTTTATTGCAGCAGCACCGTACTTCAGAGTTCTTCCGGTAAGAATTCTCTTTCCTAAAATCTTTAATGCACGAGTGGATGTATAGTCTTCTTGATATTCTCCCTTATTATACTTTTGTCTCTTATATCCAAGCAGAGTAGATTCAAGTTTATTAGCTGCTTCAGGAGCATCCTTAATCTTTTCACCAAGACTCTTATTTGGATTAAATAAACTGAGTAAAGCTGTAACTCCAGCAATACCAGTAGCAATAGCAGGAAGAATTCCTAAGAATCCTAAAGCGGTTGTTCCGAAACCTACAATCTTACTTAAAGCAGTTTGTAGGAAGGATGGTTTCTTATTCTCATTATCCTTTGTATCAGATCCGAATAATGATTTCATACCGTCAAAGAAAGAACCAGACATCATTTTAGAGAAAAATCCATTTCTCAATGCTCTATCGTCTTCATTCTTCTTCTTAGTTTCAGAAGTTTCACTATCTCTAACATCTTCCTTCCAACCATCATTGGTCCATACATAAGTAATTGGACCATTTTCTGTTTCGGTAGTTTTTGTTTCTCCGAGATTGTGAGTTTCTCCATCAGCTTCAACTTCCTTACCATGGCTCTTACCAATTACCGGAAGTTTTGGTGCTCCGTTCACTGTAGGCTTATTAGAAGCATGACCAGTGGCAAGATCAACATCGATGGCAGCACCAGAAGTTCCAGCCATTACCCTTAAGGTATCCAGCATCTCTTTGGTGTTCTGTGCTGTCTCTTTTGTATTATCAGCAGTTTGTGCTTCTAATGGATTTTCCTCACGGAGGGTATCCATCTTAGCCTTATTTTCTTTAGCTTCTTTTATAGCTTTTGCAGCAGCTTCGTCTTCTAATTTCTTCTTATAGTTGAAATCCGCATTTACTGTTCTCTTAAGATTCTCTAAAGAGTTCTTGTCATCGAATATGCTTTCATCAATTCCAAGATGAGAAAACTTATCTAAGAATGCTTTACGATTATCTAAAACATTTTGCTTATCAGCTCTGAGAGAGTTTATATTCTTACCAAGCTTATCAGCTTCTCCAATTAAGAGCTTATAATTCTTTTCATCAATGAGACCATTATCATATAGCTTTCCTAACTTGGAAATCATTTTCTTATTGTCTAATGTCTCATTTTTGTTCATGTAGTTCAATAAAGAATTAAAAGCTTTCTTATTGTTTATACCACCATCTTTAGCAGAACCATATACCATATTAGCATACTTCTGCTTAAGTCCGGTAATGTCGGCATCAAAATCTCCAGTACCCTTAGCAACATTCATAAACTCCTGAATGTCTGCAGAAGATACATTATCATTTGCAGCAAATTCATCATACATGTTTCTAGATGTCTTTACTTTTGCCCATTTACCGAAACCTGTGTTTCCAAGACCAAGTCCATCTACAAGTTTATTTCGAAGATAAGAATTACGAAGTCTTATACGTTCTTTAGCATTAGCAGTAGAGAATCCATGACGAACATTAAAACGTCCAATGATATCACCAACTCCACCAACAACAGCACCTGGTAACTGTCCAACCATGCCAGCAGCACCAAGACCAAACTTTCCAACACCCTTTACAAGTCCTACTACTGGAGAAATGATGCCATCAAACTTATGTGCCAAAGGAGCTACGATCTTTGTCATAATCCCCTTTTTGATAGTATTTCCTACAGTGTTGAAAATTCCAACAGTTAAATCCTTTAAGGGATTAAACAGTCTTCCTAATGGATCAAGTACATTTTTCTTGAAATAGTTTGTAAGTTTACCAATACCATCATTAACGAACTTCGATAATGGTTGAACTACTCTATTCTCAAATACAGACTTTAATCCACCACGACGAATACCATCTGCTCCAACAGGACCAAGCATTGCATCCTTAAATCCTTCTGTTGTGCTAAGTAATTGTAAACCTGCTCCAAGAGCAAATCCACCATATACACCAACACCAGGCAATAATGCAGCTCCTGCAATAGAACCAATGATACCAGGCTTTATTGTCTTTGGAAGTTTCTTCTTTATGAAAGTAGATACATCTCTATCGAAGAACCCACCGGTCATCTTTCCAGTACGCTTATCTTCTTTACCAAAAAGCATTTCTGATAATGTACTAGATTTACGGATTACATTAATACTTGCTCCTAATGCAGCACCACCAAGTAATCCCATTCCACTACCGGTAAGACCAGCACCAAGTATAGCTCCGGTCAATCCGCCTGCTAAACCTTCAGGAAGATATTTCTTGAACTCTTTAGCTACAGGACTAGATGCTCCAGATCTAAGTTTCTTAAACCATTCATTATCTCCAAATGTTGCATCTAAAGATTCATTTATTTTATACATTGCATTTTCTGCTAAAGCAGAAACTGTATCTGCAGCAACTCCACCAAGATCCTTAAGATCGGAACCGATATTCTTGAATTCGTTCTTTAAATGTGGAACAAATTTCTTACCAGCGGTGTAAGTTATTTTAGCAGCTTTTCCTGTAACAGATTTTGGCTTCCAATCTTTTTTACCTTTATCGTCACCATTAATAGTACCACCATCACTGTATTTACCATACATCCTACTCTTTATCTCGGATAGGAAGTTGTCGATTACGGCACCTTCTTTAGAACTCTGAGATCCAGTAGAACCAAATCCTTTATAATAAGGATTTTGTTTGGAAGGAATGATTAACTCACCTTCGGATACAGCAGCAAGACCAGTCTTTTCTACCATACCACCTTGGTAGTTTTTACCACTATCGTCAGATTTACCCCACTTACCAAATCTCTTAACAGTAGCGTTATATTTAGAAAGAGTTTCTTTTAGATTATGAATTCCAGATCTTGCAGTATCGCTAACAGCACTCTTAAAAGCTCCAGGCAGTCCTTCATCAACAAAAGATCTTTTAAATCTTTTAACAAAATCTTGATGATTTTCTTTCCATTTGTTGTAGAACTCTTTACCCTTAGCAACAGCTTTATCAAGCTTCTCTTTCATAAACTCTGTTATGAACTGCTTGAATTGTGTAGCAATACTCTGGATATTTTCGGACATGGTCTTAATAAATCCAGCTATACCAAATTTACGGACCCCATCCCCTTTATCTTCACTACCATAGATGAAAGATTCTACAGACTTTGTAAAAGCGTCTGCAATCTTATTGGAACCACCGTCATCGGGTTTAAAGAATTTAAAAGCTCTACCGAGGAAGGAGTTATCAAACTTCTCCTCTTTAGCTCTTTCTTTTTCCTCATCTTTATCTCTGATAGCTCTAGAACTAGCATCTTCTACAGAGTAATACTTAACTCTATTGGATCCAAATTGATTTGAAGATCTATTTGGAGTTTTTGTCTTGTTATTATCCGGAACTTTGAAGTCTTTTCTATAACTAGCTTTAACTCCTGCTGTTCTACCACCGTTTATCTCAAGATTATGAGCAATTCTCTTAAGATCAGAATAGTAGTTCTGTAAATAGAAGAAAACAGAATTTCCCTTATCATCTAAAGAATTGAAAAGACCAGAACCATACTTTCCACCTTTTATAGTAGAAGTAATTCCAGAACCACTTACGACAGACTGATAAGAACCAAAATCTCCATTGCTGTTGATATTAGAAATATACTTATTTCTAGCATTAACAGCTTCATCCATAGACTGCTGGAATCTCATTTTCAATCCAGGAGTATTGTTTATGGTCTTTACAATGAGATTGAAGTTCTCTTCATGAATTAATGGTTCCATACCATTTTTTGTAGATCTTCCCAATACACCGAGCTTCCTCAGATATGTACGAAGCTCGCTGATATTCTTTGTATTCAGACCAGGTGTTGTTGCTATAATCTTCATAAGGTTATTATAGTCATTTGTAATAGACCTCATAGCATTAGAAGATGTTCCAATATAACCATATTGGTCTGTGAGCTTCTCTCTGAACTCAGAAAAGAAACCAGATGCTGCATTACTTATAACCTTCTTCTGGTTATCTTTGAAGTTTTTGATGGATGTACTAATTTTCTCCCACTTACCAGTGCTGTAATTAAACATCCTAGCTTCTTCCCCAGTAATTGCAGAAAGAATCTGTGCTAATTGTGTAGGTATAACTTCTCTTAATGCTTTATCAGCCATACCATTCCAATCCATTCTTCCCTTATTATACTTGCTAGGATCCAATTTAGCATTTTTAGTGGCAGATGGAATAATTGCTCCAGTAACGGTTTTAATCAATTCTCCTAAGAAACCATCATCATGAGATTTTCCCCAGTTATGAGCTTTATGCAATCCTGCAGAAAATATGGATGGTAATCTTCCAACAATCTTATCCAATCCTCTACCAAAAGATGATCTTCTAGCAATATTATTAGATGCCATTGTAATCAATGCTGCTATCGGAGAGTTGAACAAATCTGTTGCTTTCAACATCTTTGGATCTAATAAATCTCTGTCAAATAACAGATCTGCGATATTTCCGATACCACTATTTTCAAGCCCTTCTTTCTTAAGAATACCCAAAATACTCTTTACGTCAGGAAGCTTGTTTCCACCAAAGACTTTATCCCAGTTGGTTTGAGATTTCTTTCCGAAACCATTCTTCTTATTATCACCATATCTATCTTGTAAGATAGTAGCAATAGTTTTAAGATAATCTGTTTGCTTCTTCAATTCATCCATAGAAGACAACTGGAATTTGTATGTATTCTGCATATGAGCATTGAGAGGTTTGCTAATGTCAGCATACATTGTCATCAGCGTGTTGTTTACAGTTAATACAGAGGCTGTCAAAGATTTAAACATCTTTGCATTATGAGTCATCAGTGCTTGTGTATTTCTTCTAGCACTCTTTGTAAGTCTAATAGTAGAATTGTTACTACTATCAACAACAGCTCCGGCAACAGCAGCCATAGCCACAGAATTTGATTTGTCGGCCTTTTTGGACGATGTCGATTTAACATCGTCATCATCGTCATTTAACCAATCATCATCATCATCGAATCCAAATGCTGCAGCAACATTCTTATTCGCTCTGTCTTGGTTGTACCACTTTCCGGATTTAATATCCTCAAAAGCGTTACCAATTCCTTCGGTAACTAAAGGCTTATAATCATCAAAAAAACTCTTGATGTCACTACCTTTACCTTTGACTCCTTCATAAGCATCCTTTATTGTAGATGCAGAATCTTGTACATAGCTAGTCAAAGTAGGATTCAATCCCTTTATAACATTTACAGATATGAAGCCAACAGATTTGGCTACATTACTGGCATATTTTAGCATGTATAATAACCTCTCTATTATATTATTATACCAATGTTCAAAAACGACAAAAGAAGTGGAGAAAGGGATTATTCGTTCTCACGCCGGATCAAGAAT